AATTGAATATCGTTACTATTCATCTTCATCCATAACTAAAGCGGGGGCGGGAGCAAAGACCTTTCCTTCTTTGTGCCTATTGTACATTTCAAGCATCTTCTCTTGATTACTGGTACTTATACACAACATATCGTAATTACGAGCCAATTGGATGTATATTGCTGATAGTAACTCTTGAACAATTTCGAACTGTTCGTCAGTCATCTTGCTCCTCATCGTCTTCTATAATGATAGCATCATGTATATCATCAGTATCAAACTCTATTCTCCATGGTAATGGACGCATTTGAAATCCTATGGCTTCTACCATTTCCCCGCCCTCATACACATCAATTTCGACATATGGGGTTATATCGTCATCGTTTTCTATCCAGGCTCTCATAATTTTATTATACCTGTTTAACCAAACTCATCGAATAAGGAAATGCTTCTTCTGCTAACGCGCTCATTGCTTTAGCATATTCTGTTATTTCTACCTGTGCGTCGTGGGCTAATCTCTGCTGAGTGAAGTGCATTATTCCATGAAGTGATGTTGTCCATCTGTATCGCACATACATTCCGTATGCAGGAAGGAATAGTCTAGCCTGTTCCGCACTCACTCCTGTCTCTAGAGCATAGTTGTATTCTACTTCTGCGGCCTCTACTAAATTAAAAAGGCGCATAGTGAGTTCTATCCCTAGGCCGTAATTTATAGGCTCTCCAGATCCCTGCTTCGCGTTTTCTGGCGCGGATCGCCATGCATCTGCGGTAGGGATATAAAACTCAGGTTCCTCTGTGATGTATCTGCGTGACGACTCATTCCATCCGTTCTGATCATCTACGAATGTGGAGGCTACAGTATACTTCCAATGTTGGCGTGCTACCATAAGCGGAGCATAAATTTCAAAAGAAAGGGCACAATGCCTGAATGGAGAAGTATGTTCTTCTTTCCAAAGGAAATCAATTAGTTTCTTATCTTTAGTTTTCAAAAGACCAGTCATATCTAATTCACTTCTTTTATCAAAGGAAACTCTAGCAGCATTAGCAACTTCTAGATCATTACCCATAGTAGAAACTAGACCTACATAGCCTAGATTCAAAACATCAATCTTCTTCATCATTTTCCAACTTTTCTAAAATAGACTTAACATCATTATATAAACTCAATCCAGGATATAGTTTAGAATCACAGTCAAGGCAATAAAAATAAATTGTTTCATTACCGTCATCATCAATTCTGAGATTAGGCACTAGTATAGGATGATCAGCATCCATTATGCATCGAATCGGTAGTACTTTATCTTTTAAACTATATTGATAATATTTACTAAATACTCTTATGTCCATATTGTTCTTTCTTTATATATTGCAATTGTACATATGATCTTATAATGGTACTAAATTATCTACTGTGACCTCAATCACATAGACTGATAATGCTTCAGATGCTATACTTCATGAATGAAAGTTTCTTTCACCTCTGCCCCAGAACATATGATAACACTTAAAGATGAAGTAAAAGATTTGGTTGGATATAGCCATGCTTCATACCAAATAATGAATGCATTCGAAAGATTTGGATTTACTACTTCTATTAAAGATAAAAGTGCGCCATTAGCGATATCTATGGGCTTTCCTACGGACTACATCTTTGCCCCGAATCAATATAAAATAGGATATACAGCCTGGGAGTCTACCCAGTTGAGAGATGGTTGGCTAAGTAAAATGAAGTCTTGCGACGAAATATGGGCAACTTCAACATGGACCGCAAACGTATTTAAAGAAACATTGAATAGGGAAGATATCCACGTTTATCCACACGGTATTGATATCGATTGGAAGCCTATAAGACGTAAAAATAAAAAACCATTTAGATTTCTTCATGTCGGAGAGCCACAGATAAGAAAAAATGGACAATTAGTGGTGGATACGTTCATTGAACTTTTCGGTAACAACCCAGACTATGAACTTGTTCTTAAATGTAGCGGAATGAATAGTACACGTTTATATGAGAATAGTGGATCTATTATAGGAAGCCCCGACTCTAAATATAAAAATATTAATATTCTTACGCTTCCATTAACCCATTCACAGATGATTGAACTTTATTATAAGACACATGCACTTATCTACCCCACCGCTGGCGAGGGCTTTGGCTTTATCCCGTTGCAAGCGTTAGCAACTGGTATGCCAACTATTTCTACTTATCAATGGGCTGAGTATCAAAAATATATCACCATCCCCCTTGAAGCGGAACTTGGTCCAACCATTCATGAAGAACTACATCCTGGACTTACTTATAATGTAGATAAAGATTTTCTTAAAAAGTCAATGATAGATATGGTAGACAACTACGAAAAGTATCAGAAAGAAGCATATAAAAATTCATTTCATGTCCATATGGAATATGATTGGGACCGTGTGACCGAACCAACAGCAGAACATCTAAAAAATATTTTCAAAAGTCGCGGTTTTTGATTTATAGAATGATACTATATTTATTACAAATAAAATTATTTAAATCCATATATGGATATTAGGAGTCTTTTATGTCACAAGCAATTGATAGTCACTATGAAAACTTTATCGCTCTAAGCCGTTACGCTAGGTGGATTTCTGAAGAGAATCGCCGCGAGACATGGGGCGAAACAGTAGATAGATATTTTTCATACATTAAGAAGCATCTTAAAGAAGAATGTAATTACGAACCATCTGAAAACTTAGTTTCAGAGTTAAGAGAGGCAGTATTTACAAGAAATGTGATGCCATCAATGCGAGCGATTATGACTTCTGGGCCAGCACTAGAAAGAGATAATGTTGCTGGATATAACTGTTCCTTCCTACCAGTGGACTCTTTGAGATCCTTTGATGAAGCAATGTATATCCTTATGTGTGGAACGGGTGTTGGATTCTCCGTAGAAAGTGTTTATGTAGATAAACTTCCTACAGTAAACGAGCACTTTGAAATTACTAATACAACTATTGTTGTTGAAGATTCTAAGGCTGGTTGGGCTAAGGCTCTCCGCGAACTACTCGCCCTTCTTTGGCAGGGACAGGTTCCATCATGGGATATTTCTAAGGTTCGCCCAGCAGGGGCAAGACTAAAGACTTTTGGAGGACGAGCATCTGGACCAGAACCGCTAGTACAGTTGTTTGACTTCTGTGTAAATATTATTAAAAATGCAGCAGGAAGAAAGTTAAGGCCATTAGAGGCACATGACATTATGTGCAAGATTGGAGAGGTTGTAGTCGTAGGCGGCGTTCGTAGATCTGCTATGATTTCACTATCCGACCTTAATGATCATGATATGGCCCGTGCAAAGCACGGTGCATGGTGGGAATATAACTCACAACGCGCACTATCAAATAATTCTGTTGCATATACTCAGCGTCCAAGCATGTCTGATTTCATCACAGAGTGGAAGAATCTTTATGAAAGCAAGTCTGGCGAGCGTGGAATATATAATGTTGCCGCCGCCCAGGGTCAGGCTGCAAAGTACGGACGTAGAGATCCAGAAATAAGATATGGAACAAATCCATGTAGCGAAATCATTCTCCGTCCATATCAATTCTGTAATTTATCAGAAGTTGTAGTCCGTGAAGATGATACTGAAAAGACTCTTATGCGTAAGGTAGAGTTAGCCACCATCCTTGGAACCTGGCAATCAACATTAACTAATTTCAAGTATTTAAGAAAGATTTGGAAAGATAATACTGAAGAAGAGAGACTTCTTGGAGTTTCAATAACTGGTCAGTTTGGAAATAAATTAATGTCAGGACAATCAGGTCTAGACAAGTTAGCACAAGTACTTAATAATCTAAGAGAACATGCCGTAAAGGTTAATGTTGAAGAGGCTAAGATACTGGGAATTAACCCATCAGCATCTATTACTTGTGTTAAGCCTTCTGGTACAGTTTCTCAGTTGACAGGGGTTTCTTCTGGTATGCATCCATGGCATAATGAATACTATATTCGTACAGTTCGTGGAGACAAGAAAGATCCTCTAACTAAGTTCCTTGTTGATTCTGGCGTTCCTGCGGAAGATGACGTTATGAAGCCAAATGATACAACAGTATTTTCATTCCCAATTAAAGCACCAAAGGATGCTGTTTTACGCAATGACCTTACAGCAGTAGAGCATCTAGATATTTGGCTAACTTATCAGCGTGCATGGTGTGAGCATAAGCCATCAATTACTGTCTCAGTTAAAGAAGATGAATGGATGGACGTTGGTGCATGGGTATGGAAAAATTTTGATGAAGTTTCTGGAATTTCATTCCTTCCATATTCAGATCATACATATAAGCAGGCACCATACCAAGATGCAACTAAGAAGGAATATGAAGAACTGCTTGCCAAGATGCCAAAGGATATTCGTTGGGAAGATATGGTTTTCTATGAGACAGAAGATGGCACAAAGGGATCTCAAGAACTTGCATGTAGCGCAGATACAGGCTGTGAAGTTGTAGACATTACATGATATACTTAAATTGGAGGTAATTATGTGGAATTGGATTAATAACACAGATCTTGGTAGAGCGTTGCGCTCCTACGTTGTCTCTTTTGTCACCGTAATCCTTGGTCTATTCATTGCAGATGGTGCTGATATTTTTGCAGTATCTGCAACAGATTTAAAATCATGGTTGGCGGCTGGGCTTGCTGCTGTTCTTCCAGTAGTGGTGACTGCTCTTAATAAGAGTGATCCAAGGTACGGATTAAAGAATAATGACTGACGTAGTTGGATCTTTTGATTTGGCAGACTTCGATATTGATCAATCCCCCCAAAACTTTATTCCAAAAGAAGTAGAGCCAAACACACCAGTTCTTGATAAGGATGATGATGCAAATGGCTAATCCTAGCCCTTCCGAAATTAGACAAGCACTCTTAGATTTCGGAGTAGACGTTAAATTTTATCAAGGATGGGATACTGTTGGACGCCCATGGCAGGGTCCAGATGGCTCACCAGGATTAACTGGTGGAGTAATTCACCATACCGCAAATCCAAACGCCAAGGTTGGCGGCAGCATCAACGGGGTTCTTGGATGGGCAGTAACTGCATACGATAAGCCAGTTTGTAATATGTTAATCGGCAAAGATGCAAATCAGGGAACATGGCTACTAGCCGCAGGAAGCGTGTATCATTGTGGAGATGGAGGCCCAGTTCCAGCACTAGGAATTCCTTCAAGGGGATTTCTAGGTCAAACAAGATTATTTGGAATTGAAATTGATGATCCAGGAGTAAATCCTGGAACTATTACAGAATATCAAATTGAAAATACATCAAAAACAATGGCAGCATTGGCACAACTTGCTGAATGGAACATTGATAAATCAATTCTAACTCACAAGTGCTATACAGATGGATGCCATGGAGCAAATCCAAATGGTCCCTCCCCTTGCGTCGGAAGAAAGAATGATACTCTGGATGGACCATGGGCAACATGGCCTGGAGATCAAACTCCTAAGGAATATAATGCTTTATGGTGGAGAGATAAGATTAAATCATACTCTACACCAAGGACATGGGATGGAACTATTCCTTCTCGTACTGCCTGCCTTAAATCATACACCGATAAAATTAATAATAAGGCTGCATGGAGATTAGCATGTAGGCTATATGATGTTGGTGTAAAAAGAAGGCCAGCCGCAGCACTAGGCACTCAAGAATATCCGTTGATTGCTATGAAAAAATATCAACAGCAAATAGGTATTAGATTAGAAAGGCAAGACGGTCTTCCAAATAAGACTACATGGATAAAGTTATTTGGTAAAGATAAGCCATAATTAATACATATATAGTTAGCCCGTCATTACTGACGGGCTTTCTGTATTAGTTCTGATAGATGCTATAATTTAACTGAAAGAGGTGTCTGTATTGATGGAAGATGTAAACTTTAAAGTTGTACAGGGTGATACTTTCAGCATTCAAGTCACTTACACAAATCCTAATGGAACAGCAATAAATTTAAATAACTATTCTGCTAGGATGGATGTAAGAAATGAACCCGCTGGAAAAATTTTGTGTGCATCAGTCACAAATGGAAATGGTATAACTATTAATGGATCAACTGGAGTTTTATTAATAACATTTAGCCCAGCACAAACAAGAAGATTTACTACTCCTTCTGCTGCCTACCAACTACAAATTGCTAGTATTGGTGGGCAATACACAACAATACTTAAAGGATTCCTATCTGTTTATCCTGCGGTGGTACGATGACCAATAATGTAAATGTACAATTAACAGAAAATAATGTAATTGTAGATGCTGTTGGCGTTCAAGGACCACAGGGTACTCAGGGTCCACAAGGCCCACAGGGTCCACAAGGAGATCCAGGTATAGGATCTTATGTTCATACACAGGGAACTGCATCAAGTACATGGACAATCAACCATAATCTAGGATTCTATCCCAATGTAGAAATTATTGACTCTGCTGGAACTTCTGTAATTGGAAGTTATGAGTTTACAAATATCAATACAGTAGTTGCTACATTCGCAGACCCTTTCGCTGGAAAGGCATATTTATCATGAGAGGTGGAATAATAAATGGCTAAGAGATTTTTAGTTAGTTTAGACCTCGGCACCAATGAATTGCAGAATGCCGTAATTCAAAATCTGCCAGCGGCTTCTGAGCCTACTGGCGTAAAGGGTCGGGTCTACTTTGATTCAACAAATAATAAGTTAAAGATTTATGATGGCACTACATGGCAGCCATTAGCAATTGGAGGAAGTGCTGCATCAACAGTTACATTAGAAGGTGACGTAACTGGTACAGCAAATGTTTCTTCTGGAACAATTACTATTAGCACAACAATTGCTTCTAACTCCGTAGCACTTGGAACAGATACTACAGGAAACTATGTAAATGACATTACAGGTGGAACTGGAGTAACAGTTACTGGAACTGCAGGAGAAGGATGGAGTCCAACAGTTGCAATTGGTCAGGCAGTTGGAACATCAGATTCAGTTTCTTTCTCTGGAGGTACATTCTCTAGAGATGTCGCTGTTAATGGTGGAGATCTTACCACTACAGTAACAGGAACTGCAACACTTTTTAATGCTAATGCAACAACATTAAATATTGGTGGAGCAGCAAGCACAATATCAATTGGTGCTAATAGTGGTAATACAACCGTAAACAATAGTTTAATTGTTACTGGAGATCTTACAGTAAATGGAACAACAACTACTCTTAATACAACAAATCTTGCAGTAGAAGATAATACAGTTGTTCTAAATTCTGGTGTTACTGGATCACCATCACTAGATGCTGGAATTGAAGTTGAGCGCGGCACATCTGATAATGTTTCTATTTTATGGAACGAGACTTCCGATAAGTGGACATTTACAAATAACGGTTCAACCTACTTCGATATGGTTCGTAAGTTTACTGGTGATGTAACTGGAGATAGCACAAATTCTTCTTTTGCTATTACACATAATTTAGGAACTAGAGAAGTACAGGTGCAAGTTTATGATGCTGCATCACCATACGATACAGTAGAGGTTGATATAGAAAGAACAAGCACAAGCGTTGTTACCATTAAGTTTGCAAGCAATGTCGCTACAGGAACAAACTACAAGGTAGTTATAGTAGGATAATTTTGTAAGTGTGGGGGTTTCGACCCCCACACTTAACAATAGGAGTTAATATGGCTAAAAGATTTTTAACAGCATTAAATTTATCACCTTCTGCCTCTGATCCAGCAACTGGTTCAGAGGGTGATGCATATTTTAACTCCTCATCTAATAAAATTAGAGTTTATTATGATGGTGCGTGGAATGATTTATCAGGAAGCGGCGGCGGCTCAAGTAACTCCTTTGAAACAATACGAACACCATCTGGAACATGGCCTGTAGCAGATTCTTCAACAGACGAATTAGCCCTAAATGCTGGTACAGGTATGATTATAACTGGATCATCATCTACTGATACTATAGAATTTGCAACAAATGCTACTGCACTTAACACAGCATCAACAATTGTTTATAGAGATTCAGACCAAGCATTTGACATTACCGCTATAGATTTTGATACTGCAGATACCATTTCTTCTGCCGTAGGTAGGTTAACCTGGGATGATGGAGAGGGCACCCTTAATTTTGGCCTAAAAGGAGGTAATATAAACCTTGAAATAGGTCAAGAAAATATAGCCCTATGCTTTAATGGAACTGGATCAACAATAACAAAAGGTTCAGTTGTTTATATTTCTGGGGCACAGGGTCAAAGACCTTCTTTAGCACTTTCTGATGCGGACACAGAAGAAACATCTAGTAAAACATTCGGTGTAGTTGCTGAGAATATTTCAGATGGTTTAGAAGGATTTGTTTGCACATTTGGAGTTGTAACTGGAATAAATACATCTTCCTTTACTGCTGGACAAGCATTATGGCTATCATCCACAGCAGGACAATTGACAAATGTAAAGCCTACACAGCCAGCCCATGCGGTATTTATTGGTTACTGCCTGAGCGTTAATTCATCTTCTGGTCGTATCTTTGTAAATCCTCAAAATGGATATGAATTAAATGAACTTCATAATGTTTTAATAAATGGCATTGCAGATAACCATATTATTTCATACGATAATTCTACCTCTTTATGGAAGAATCAAGCACTTGTTGATGCAATTAAAGAAGTTGATGGAGCATCATCAGGAATAGATGCAGATCTTTTAGATGGCGAACAAGGTTCATATTATTTAGATTGGACAAATGCTACCAATAAACCAGACCCCGTAATTACTTTGAGTGGAGATCTTACTGGATCAGTAACTCTCACAGATCTAACTAGTCAAACTTTAACAGCGGCAGTAGTAGATGATTCTCATAATCATACAACCTCTACAATTGCAAACTTTACAGAAGATGTTCAAGATGTTGTTGGGGGGATGGTTTCATCTAATACTGAATCAGGAATTTCTGTAACATATGATGACACAAACGGGAAACTTGATTTTAATGTTAATGATCCAACGGTTACTTTAGACGGAGACATTACTGGCTCTGCTACAATGACCAATTTAGGAAATATTTCAATCACCACTACAAATACTGATAAAGGATCTTCCCAAAGTATATTTAAAAATATAGCAGTATCTGGTCAGTCAACAATAGTTGCAGATACTAACGATGATACTTTAACAATTGAATCTGGAACTGGAATTACTCTTACTACCAATGCCACTACAGATACATTAACAGTAACTAATGCTGGTGTTACTGGAATTTCAGGAACCTCAAATCAAATTACTGTCTCTTCATCTACTGGAAGTGTAACTATATCGTTGCCAAGTGCTGTTACTTTCCCAGGAACAGTTACTCTTAATGCAGACCCAACACAAGACTTACAAGCAGCAACAAAACAATATGTTGATTCAGTTGCACAAGGCTTACATATTCACGAATCCTGTGCTGCTGCAACAACAACAAATATTTCTGATCTTTCTTCACCACCAGCATCAATAGACTCTGTAACTCTAACAACTAACATGAGAGTTCTTGTTAAGAATCAATCTACAAATTCTCAAAATGGTATTTATACATTTAATGGAACGGCCCTAGTTAGAGCATCAGACTTTGATACAGCCGCAGAAATTGACGGCGGGGACTTTGTATTCGTAACTGGTGGAACGGTAAATAATGATACAGGCTGGGTACAAACAGAGCATTTAGGAACAGTAGGATCAGACCCAATTATCTTTACCCAATTTTCTGGTGCTGGAACATATACTGCAGGAACTGGAATAACATTAACTGGAAATCAATTTTCCAATGCTGGAGTTTTGAGCGTCAATGGGTCTACAGGAGCAATAACAAACGTTGCACTAACAACTGGAAAACTTTCTCAGTTTGCTGCAACTACATCCTCTGAATTAGCAGGGGTTATTTCAGATGAAACTGGATCTGGGGCACTTGTTTTTGCCAATAGTCCATCATTTACTGGAACTGCAGATACAGAAAGACTTTCTATTGACTCAACAGCATACATTGATACTATAACAACAACTGTATCGTCTACGAGTGCTACAGAAATAGATTCGTTTGTTCAATCATCATTCTCTTCATGTGAATATTTAATTCAAATTAAACAAGCATCTAAAGTTACAGTACTCAAAGCATTAATGACCTCGGTGGACCTTGATATAGTTCAGTATGGAATAGTAGAATCTGGCGGCTCTATACCATATACTATAACCACAGACAGTTTTATCCCAGGAGGGGGACCAGTTACTAATAAACTTTTAATTACTATAACTGATGCCAACATTACATCGGCTACGGTTAAGGTTGTAAGAACATCCGTGGTATAATAAAACTATCAAACCCTGGGGAGAGTGAACTAGGTGGCAGACAAAAACTTTAAAGTTAAAAATGCCCTTGAATTAGGAACTGGAACAATTACAGTAGGCGCTAATACTGTAACTCTACCTTCATCTACAGATACGTTGGTTGGAAGAACCACATCTGACACTCTTACTAATAAAACACTTCAAAGTCCAGAAGAGGTAGTTACTATTTCTACGACTGCAGCGACTGGGGTTGTAAACTTCGATCTTGTAACTCAGTCAGTACTTTATTATACGATTAATGCTTCTGCAAACTGGACGCTTAATTTAAGAGGTAATTCTTCTACCACTTTAAATTCAATACTTCCAGTAGGTGCAGCAATAACTTGTGCATTTTTAGTTACAAATGGTTCAACTGCTTACTATCAAACAGGATTTCAGATTGATGGGTCTAGCGGTTCTGTAACCTTAGAGTGGCAAGGCGGCTCTGCTCCAACTGCTGGCAATGCTTCTGGCATTGATGTATATTCATTTACAATAATAAAAACAGTCGCAAATCCAACATACATAGCCTTAGGATCGCTAACGGGGTTTGCGTAATGCCTCTTATTTCTTCAATTTCTGCTGGCGCTAGATCTTTTGGGCTCTATGTTCTTGCAGCCTTAAAGACAGTAATTGACACATTTAATAGAGCAAATGGATCATTAGGCTCTATATCTGGGCAGGCTTGGAAAGTTTGGCGCGGCACATGGTCCATTTCTTCTAACCAGGCTTCTGCAACATCACCAGCATCTAGTTATCCTGCAGCGACCCTTAACTTCCTTGATACAGATGTAACTATTGGAATTTCTACACCAGCATCAGGAGCGGGTACTGTTTTCTGGCTTTCTGATGCAGATAACTGGTGGGGTGCCACATATGATATTGTGTATGCCTGTCAGACATGTCAAGGATTTTCGTGCGTAACGTATAGTACAGGTTGTGCTGCTTCCACATGCCTAACTTCTAAATGTAATGCTAGCACCTGTAATGGTGGGCAATTTTGTGCAACAACATTCTGTACGACCTGGACATGCAACGCTTTCACGCTAGGAAATTGCACCACATTTGCTGGATTTAACTGTATTTCTTGGAGTTCTGCAAATAAAAACTGTACTGCTAGAAACCCAGCATTCTGCAATGGAAGAAATCCAGCAACGTGTAATCAAAGAACATGTGCCTCTGGAAACTGCGTTACTTGGAATCCATGTTCAACAAGCGTATGTAATAGCAGTACATGCTCAACTTCTCAATGTAATTCACCAACATTTCCATGCAATGCAGGAAATTTCTTCTTTTTCTCATGTAACTGTACAACTACATATCAGACTAAACTTATAAAAAATGTGACTGGAACAATTTCTGCTGTAGCAAATTCAGCATGGAGTGCAGTAGTTGGATCTTTTAGAGTTATCCTAAGTGGTAATAACGTGACTGTAAGAACGTTTAATACTGCTAATTATACGACTCAAATAGGATCTGATTGGACCACAGCAGCAACTGGAGCGGTAAAAAATAAAAGACATGGTATCCTAGTAGCCCCAGCAAACTCTTCACAAGGCAACACTATAGATGAATTTAGGGTAGGATGATGTTTAAAAAGAAGACTTATGGAAAGTATTTAATTGAAAGATACTTAAAGAGAGCGCCAAAGATCCAAGAAAAAGTATCTTCTCCGTATGAAAATCACAATGTGGCTCCGATGCACATAGCCTTTGTAATTGACGGAGTTGTTGAAGATATTATTCATTGCAACGAAAGACTTGGAATGTTATTATTAAGTGATCCAGTTATTGTAGAGGTTGAAGATAGAGAAGCATCTATCGAATGGACCTACGATGAGGACAGCAATACTTTTAGTAAGCCAGAGGAGGCAGAGTCTATTGTCTGATGAAAATCGATCAGCCAGACCCTGGGACCTATGGAATAAAAAGATTGGTAGAGTTCCACCTAAAGTAGCAAGAGAAAGAATGGAAATTTGTTCTGCTTGCCCAAAGTTAATTCCTATTACACACCAATGTAAAATTTGTAAATGTTTTATGTCAGAAAAAACAAAGTTACCAAATGCCGACTGCCCATTAAATAAATGGGGTAGGTATAATTATGAAGAGGAGGTAGAAAAATGAAAGCAATTGCATTCGTTATCGACGGAGAAGTTGTAGAAGTAGTTAATTATGATGATCGTATGGCATCAATTATGTTGAGCAATCCAACAATAGTAGATATTAGCAACCATAATATTACTGCTGGTGGATGGACATTCGATGGTACAGCATTCAGCACAGTTATTGATGGTCAGCAAGTAGTCGTTCCAGTACAGGGACAGTAAGTGAAGAGAATTAGATTCGTTCCTTCTGGAAGTGCTATTAGCCATGCCCTCCCAGCCCCGAATCCAGCAAAGATGTATATGCCAGATTGGTATAAGCAGTCTGAAATGTTCATTTCTAAAAAAACTGGAATGAAGACTGATAAAAATGACACCGATGCAGGCGGAGGTTTAAAGACATGTCTACCGTTCTTGGATGCCATGATATCTGGATACATGTTGTCTACATGGCATGACATTCGTGTTACTAATAATGAATACGGAGTCTCGTTTGACTATGTAACGTTCAACGATAAAATTAGTGATTATGAGGTTCTTCCACCTAGTTTAACCGTGCAAATTATTGGAGAGCGTCATGGAGACATTGGAAGACTAATACCTCGTCCTGCTGGACACATGGATAACCACTTCATCTGGAAGAGTGAGTGGGGAGTTAGATTACCTAGAGGGTGGAGCCTAATGGTTACTCATCCATATAATAGATTTGACTTACCATTTACAACTACGACTGGGTTTATCGATAGTGATTCTTTCTGGACACATGGAAACCTTCCATTCTTCCTCAAAGATGACTTTGATGGAATAATTCCAGCAGGCACCCCATTTGCACAACTTATCCCCATTAAAAGAAAAAGTTGGATGGCATATTCATCTATATTTTCAAGTAAATATTCAGGGTTACTTGGGAGTGAGGCTAGATCAGTAAAATATGGATATTATAGAGAAAACAATTGGGAGAAAAAGAGTTATCAGTAGTGAATAGTATTTTCGTATCAGTTCCTTCCTTAGATGATTCTGAGATAGTACCTACTGTGGTCAATTGTCTTTCAGAATCCAGCGGGGAAAATGAAATACACATAGGTATAGCCTATTCTGTTATATTTAACTCTAAGAAAAAAGTAAATAAGTTACGCTCAGAACTAGAAAAATACCCCAATGTACAAATTAAATCTCAAAATTTTAATAATCATACTGGGGTCGGATTCGGTCGCCTAGCAGCACACTCTCTATATAATGGGGAAGATTATTTTCTACAAATAGACTCTCACACCTTATTTACTCCATCATGGGATAAAAAAATTATCGTTGAATACTCTGATGCAGTTAAGGAATATGGAGAAAGAGTCGCGTTAACTGGATATCTACCAAAATATAGATACAATGGTGTTGGCATGGACAATAGAAAGCCAAATGATACACATAGAATAATGAAAGCAGCATTCTCTAGAGATGATAAGTCATTCTCGGCTAGGCATGAGGGATGCTCTGTTTGTAAAACCTGGGAAATGCTTCCATTCTGGGATAATGAAGACCTAACAGAAGAAGATGTGCAAAGACGATATATAAAAGCAGATAAGGTATCCGCTGGATTTATCTTTTCGGACAGTAAGTTTGCTGAGAGTTATAAAGACTATTTCCCATTCGTTTATCGATTTTTTGAGGAAGAGATAGTTATGTCAATTGAAATGGTTCAGAGAGGATATAAATTGATACAGCCAACAATAAGTGGGTTGATGTATCACCTATATTATTCAGATATCAATGAGTATGGAGGGGCTAGAGAAAACATTGGCGATCCAATCATTGAAAAGCACAAGAATTCAATCCAGTCAATAATTTATAGTTATTTTATTAATAATAAGGAGTCTGTATCTAATTATGAGCAATATGCTAATATTGATATCCAGAGTCTAGTAGAGAAATGGGGAATAGAGAATGTTCGGAAGTAAGAAGCAAAAGTTTGAAGCACATCCAGTAGAACATGCTTCCCATGGTCTTGTAGAGATGGTCCCAGCAGATAGAGTAATTGCTGAATGGTATAAAAAGATTGAGCCTATGAGAGTTCTATCAGAAGGCAGCAACCCAGACTTTACGATTAAAAAGTGCATACCAGTCCTTGATGCCCTGACTACAGGGTACTTTCTTGTAACCCGCTACGATGCTGAATTTGGTATTAATGAAGAGGGTGGACTTGAGTGTAAAATATACCCTGACAACAAATCGATTGAGATTACCTCAACCAATAAGCCAATCACAATGCATCCCTGGGAGCAGATTAGGGGAGTATCAACACAAGGTATCTATCGTGAATATGCGTTTAAGTGGACTAACCCTTATTTGGTTACGACTCCGCCAGGATATAGTTGTATTTTTACCCACCCATTTAATCAGGTATCGCCGTTTCTAACTCTTACTGGTGTAGTGGAAACAGATAGCCATCCACTTGCTGTCCAGTTTCCATTTATGCTCCTTGAAAATTTTACTGGAACTATCCCCTCTGGGACTCCAATAGTTCAAATTATTCCTTTCCTAAGAGAAGATTGGAAAAAGGGGTCAGAGAAGTTGACCCCTGAGATTATTAGATTTAATAAAGCGGGTTCAGAGATGTTTGATCGTAGTCGCTATGATGAGGGCGGTAATGTTGTAGGCGGCGAGTATAAGAAGAAGCATAGGGTAAAGAAGAAGTATTCTTAAGGATAATTATGGACAAGATTATTTTAGGGCCAGGGGTTTATCAATATCCATTTTCTACCGACTTGTCAGATAAGGCAATGTCCTGGGCAGATAAGTCTAATGAATTTAACTGGAATAAAAGCAAGATCGGTGACGGCTCAGATCAGATGCAAAGCATAAGAACTAGTCAAGAGTTTCCTTTAAGCAAAAAAAACCCTGGCCTAGCAAAGCAGATAAAGTCAGAGTTTGTTCCTGCATTGCGTGATTATGCAAAGATCTTCAATGTAGGTCTTGTGGGTGACGAGGGATTTAATCTGCTGAGATATGGAGTTGGCAATTCATATGATTATCATGTAGATGCAGCGCCACAGGCATATAGAGTTATCTCTGCTCTCATATATCTAAACCCCGCTGACTATACTGGCGGAGAAACACACTTTACCTACTTTGACCTTAAGATAAAACCTGACAACCCATCTATTGTTCTCTTTCCATCTAACTATATCTATCTACATGCGGCACTCCCAGTTACAAGCGGAACCAAATTTATCATTGTTTCATGGTTTAGAGATAGGCCGTAGTTTGTTTAATAAAAAATCACAGTCAATTAAGTGGATTCCATCTTCTTATGAGACTCAGTTGTTGGTGCCACCTCCAAGCCCAGCAAAAAAATATATTCCACAATGGTATAAAGATGCACCTATTTGGGAGGATGGCAATAAAGAGGTTACAAGATACCCAGATGGTCAATGGGATAGTAATGCGACGTTTAAGAAGTGCCTACCGTTCCTTGATCCGTATATGAATGGATACATACAAGAACTTTGGTGCGATGTAACTTTCTATGAAAAAGATGGAAATTTGTCAGTTGATTATAATTCAACTATACCGCCAGTAGAAATTAGAACTGGCGCTAGTTACCTAGACATAGGTGATGGTTACTATAAACAAGAGTTCGTATGGAATACGCAATGGGAGCCAATTACCCCTAGAGGTTACAGTACTTTATATACCCAGCCACACAATATGCCAAATCTACCATTACTATCACTAACTGGAATTATTGATACAGATTCCTGGTCTGTACCAGGGAATTATCCATTTTTAGTTCGCAAAGGATTTTTAGGAACCATAAAAGCAGGCACTCCAATTTATCAAATGATGCCGTTCAAACGTGAAGATTGGAATTCAGAAGTTTTAGAGTTTAGTAATCATACAGATGAAAAAATATCTAAAAGTCTAGTAGAGTTAAAGAAACATGAAGAGGGCGGGTATAAGAAAATGCATTGGAATAAGAAAAACTATGAGTAAGGTTACTTTTCTTAACGAGGATGCTCTCTTTCTCCCAATAGAAGATGCGTCAGTCGATCTTATTATTACATCGCCACCGTACTTCGGGGTGGATACTGTAAGATATGGTGGTGACCCAAGAAAGCAGATTAACCATGTGTCTGACGAGGACTCGTTCCTAGAGTCCCTAGTGCTTGCCACTAAAGAAATGTATCGTGTGTTAAAGAATAACTCAGCAATGGTAATAAACATCAATACGCCCACATGCTTCAGTTATTGCCACCTGATAACCAGGCAGACCGAATTCAAGTATTTTGGCAATGTCGTCTGGGACTTATCGGAGGACTACACTAAGAAAACAGAGTTTCTGCACAAGACCCATGAGATATGGATGGTCTTCTACAAGGGTGAGAGAATACCCATCAACAACTTTGTTGCCAAGAAGCACCTGGGGATGATATTCAGATCAAAGTTTAATAATATGGATATTCCTGAAGAGCAGGAACTGAATAAGTTGGGCAGAGTAGGGGATGCCTTCTCTATAGAGATAGCAGATCACTTCATCAAGTTATTTAGCAAGAAGCGGGGAACGGTACTTGACCCGTTCGGTGGATCAGGAGTAACAGCCCTGTGTGCAGCAAGAAATGATAGATTCGCTATAACGAACGATATTTCCAAAGAAGCATCGGACCTAGCCAAGAAGCGTCTTTGGATATATGAAGGAATTATATAGTAACTAAGGGTAGATGGGATATAATTATACTATGTCATATTCACAGTTAATCCTATCAGATCGTCCAGCAGGATACTGGGATTCCCCCAAATTTGGGGTAGAGAACTCGCTTACCAGTAATCAGTCCTCGTTTGAGACTAGTACCTCTGGATGGTCGGCAGTTGATAGTGATACAACAATTGCTAGAATAACTAGTGATTCATATATTGGCACCGCCTGCTTACAGGCAACTGCAAATGCAACTGCATCAGACTCCATAGCAATAAGAATATCTTCTGGAAGCAGAATTAGAGTATATCCAGGCAGAAGATACACAATGATTGCGCGAGTAAAAAGAGGCTCTGGGTCAAGAAATGCAGCCATTAGAATTGAATACTATACTACTCAGAGTGGATCAACATTATCAGAACCAGTAAGAGTAGGAAATGAATTTACTCTTTCTAGTGATGAATGGACAACCATTTATCATACAGATCTTATTTATACTCCAAACGATAATGACTATTATGTTTCATGGGGCGTCGTAAGCACGAACTCTGGATCAATTGGAGACACTTTATTAGTTGATTATGTTCAATTTTATGAAGGAACAGCATTCCAATTAGAAGATGAAGTTTCTAATAACAATATTAATGTATATGAGGATGCTCATGAAAACGCAAAGCCAATAATATTTGGAACCAACGGTGCATTAAAACTATACCAGAACTCGTTTGCTACTATTGAAAATGAATATAAATTATTTATTTCTGGATCAGAGTTAAAGCCAGCCACGCTAGATTTTTGGTTCACCATTGATAAACCTCCATCATATAGACACTCTCTTGTAAAAATTGGAACATTCCTAGATTGCTATATTGAAAGAGATAGGCTATACATAGAATCTGGTGGGAAAAAAGAGAGCATACAGGTAGTTGACTGGACTTCTCAGCACTATCTTGCCATTTCATATTTCAATAGAAGCATAGACCTTTATTTAGATAATAGAAGCCCAGTATCAATTTCTTTAGATGAAAACTTTAGATTTAATGATATTGCTGATGCAAACTCAATTCCTAGCATAGTTATTGGTCCATCATCTGAGCCAAGGAATTTAATAGTCAATCCATCCATAGAAAATAATACTGATGGGTGGGCAGCGATAGGCTCTGGTACTTCAATATCATTAATTAACACAGATAGTTTTTCTGGGTCTGCCTGCCTACGAGTAACAAAGGCTGCAGTATCTAATTCTGGAATGTCAGCAACAAATAGAATTAGGGTAGAGTCCTATAAGAAATATCAAGCATCTGCATATATTAAAATACCTTCTGGTGACGATGCATCTACCATTACTATAAAGTGTAATGAATATGATTCAATTTCTTCATCTACTCCAATAAGTCAGCATACAGAGTCTATTCTTATAGATGATTCAGACGGGTGGACAAGAATTAATAATAGTTTTACCCCGCACGCAAGAACAAAGTATATTGACTTCTCAATATATCAAGCATCTTCTGGCTCTGCTGGAGAAAAGTTCCTTGTTGATGCAATTCTTTTAGAAAAGTCAGAGCATCTATTACCCTGGGATGAAAAAACCGCTAACTATGAGCCATTGTTAGTATCTGGAATTGGTATTTATCCATATCAAATAGATAGGAATAAAATACAAAAAAGACTAAATTATGCTACCAATGATCTGTCAGACAATCTTGCAATTAGGTATGGCGGGGACAGATTTAATACGGACTATTCTGACTCATACCAAGTAAATGGTATAGATGTAACAACATTAGCAAAAAATAATAAACTTAATATTCAGAATTTAGTTTATACAAATAACGGATTATACATGCCTAAAGTTAGTCCTATCTTGGTAGAGTCAGGACTTGCTGGTGGATCTTTTAATTTAGAAGACGTTGGCATATCTTTTACAGATGATTGCCATGCTGTCGTAGAAAACATTAATTCTTACTTTAATACTTCCTTCTCTACTGTTAGACTCCAGGTTGAGTTAGACTCTTTAAATGCAGATGGAATAATTCTTTCTCTAATACCAATAACTGGATATTATGCATTTATAGTAAAAAAGGAGTCTGATAAAATTGTTGGACAACTTCTAAAAGAGTTTAATGATCAAGCCCCTGAAGAATTATTTAGTAGCATGACGCTAGGCGATGGAGAATATAATGTAGCGTTAAACTTCTCAGATAGAACACTATCCGCCCTTGTTGGCGGGGAAGAGTTTAATGATCTAGAGTTCCCATCAATAGAAAATATATCATCTATGTATATTGGTAATCTACCAGGACTAAGTGCTGGATTCTCAGACTATATAAGAAACTTTTGCATAGATAATTATACAGATTTTAATGATATAGATTGGTATGATCCTGGCATTTATATGGCAAGATTCAACGGAAACCTTAATGTGTCTCAAAAGGCTGTATTTAATTATGATGCTACAGAACTCACTTCATCAAATAATTCAATAATCACCTTTAATAGTGGCGCTAAATTAAACATTGTAGTCAATGATGAGTTTATTGAAGAATCTTTAAATATACCTGGATTTAACTACACGGCACCAGAAAATGTTAATATTTCTGTATCTGCCATAACAGAAGATTCTCTAAATGATAGTGTTAAAATTAATAATTTATACCTATCTACAATAGATTCATCATCTATATCATCATCGCTATCTAATTTTGAGATATTGCAAAACTTAGATGGATCATCAAACAAGATTAATGATCCATATGTTATAAAAACTAATAACACTAATATACTAGCGCATGACGATAATCTAGGGTTAAAGTTTATCCCTAGCATATCTAGTGGATGTAAGATTTCTGCAAAATCTGTAGACTACGGCTGCTTTGAACTAGTATTTAAAATAAATAAATACCCAAATGCCTCAGAACAATATACTATATTTGATCTATCTGGAGTAACAAATACTAACCTAGTGCTTTCATCCGGCTCCCTAGTTAAAAGTGGAGACTATGATTTGTACATAGATGGATCAATAGTTTCTAATCTTAGCAATATAGATATTTTAGTTGGAGAAATCTACCATGTATTCGTAGTTTTTGACACAGCAATAGATAACTGTATCCATATTGGCAATAATAAATCTGTTCTTAATACTCTAAATGGATCAATCGGCAAGATTTGTGTTTATGAGAATACCCCAGCCGATATTGCTTCATATGTATCAGATAAGTATCAAGACTTAATTGGTAAAATAACAAAAGTTGTTTCTGGAGGAACAATAAATGTTAAAGATACCCCTACATCACAGTCATACTATAGAGATGATAACGGAGAGTATTTTGAGATGTTGGACTTGCCAAAGGTAAAGTTTGTCACATCTTCGTGGGAAGAAATAGACTTTACTAACTAATATGTCCTATAATTGTTCTATATTTATGTTTTAGCATAGGAAAATGGTAATATTGCAATATGGGAAAAACAAGAATCACTCACGTTGAAGAAACAGACTATGGCCTTTACTTATGGGAAATGCCAGATGGAAGGCTCGTCGCTGACGAGGATAAAAACTTCTTAAACATACCAGCAAAGAAAGGCGACCAAGTACAGATTAAAGCCCTAGCAGATGCTGCTAGATCCTATGGCATAACAGAAGGCAAAGCCGTGTTTTGGTCAGGAAATAGAAGAGTGACAGATGAAGAATACGAATATCAAAAGCAAAGAATGGATTGGGGACTTATCCCAGACGAACTAGATTATGGTGCAGCCAGAGATGAACTCCTTGCACGCCAGAAAGGATTTAAGAGATGACTGAATATGTAGAGGACTCTGTATCATCAGAAGTTCAAATTACATCATCTAATGACTTTTTTAAATTTTCTGAGGCATCATACTCAGATCCGTTCTTTGAGAGCGTAGAAAAAATAAATAAATTTGATGGATTATCTTCTTCATTTAAAAGAAAAAATACTAGATTAATACAAAAATATCATCGTGGCACAGGCGCGGGGTCTAAGAAAATTGAAGATCCTGACGTAACTGGATACGCCATGTTTGAGGTTGTAGAGCCTCCATATAATATGGATTATCTTTCTAAGATATATGAAATTTCGTCACCCCACCATGCCGCATGTGACGCTAAGGTTTCTAATACAGTTGGACTAGGATATGACCTATTAGAAACATCAGCAACAAAGTCACGAATTGAAGAAATAGATGATGACGATACTGATAGACTAAGTTTCTTAAGAAGAAAAATAGCCCGTGCAAAGTCCGATCTTTTTGAGACTATTGACTCTATGAACGAGGACGAAAGTTTTACAGAGACTATGAAAAAAATTGCTACGGACTATGAATCAACTGGTAATGCTTATATGGAAATCGGAAGAAAAGTCGATGGAGCCATAGGGTATATTGGTCATGTACCATCTAGCAATGTTAGAGTTCGTAGAATTAGAGATGGCTTTATACAAATTGTTAACAATAAGGTAGTGTTCTTCAGGAATTATGGAGATCAATCTACACAAGATCCTACTGGGCATGATAATAGGCCAAATGAACTTATTCATTTTAAGAAATATACACCAACAAATAATTATTATGGTGTCCCAGATATTATTCCAGCACTCACAGCCCTCGCGGGGGACGAGTTCGCGTCTAAATTCAACCTTGATTACTTTGAGAATAAGGCAGTCCCAAGATATATTGTGGTAGTTAAGGGCGCTAGACTCTCTGATGAGAGTCAGAGAAAGTTATTAGAGTTTTTCCAAACAGGTCTAAAAGGTAAAAACCATAGATCTCTATATATTCCACTTCCTGCTGATGATGGACAATCTAAGGTAGAGTTTAAGATGGAGCCAGTAGAGGCTGGAATACAAGATTCTTCATTCAAGAACTACAGGATTGAAAATAGAGATGAGATTCTTATGTCTCATAGAGTTCCTGTAACAAAGGTTAGCATGGGAGCAGGAGTATCCTTAGCCGCTGCAAGAGATGCAGACAAGAACTTCCGCGAGCAAGTAACAAAGCCAACCCAGGATTACTTTGAAAAGAAGATCTCAAAGATTATTAAAGAATTTACTGATATGTTCTATCTTAAATTTAATGAACTTACTCTTACTGATGAAGATACTCAAAGCAAGATTGATGAAAGATATCTTAGAATGCAAGTTTATGTTCCAAATGAAATTAGAGCATTAAAGGGTCTTCCAGCATTAGACGGCGGCGACAAGCCAATAGTTCTAAATGCTCAGGCTAGGGCAGAACAGGCTACACAGGCAACTGGAAATCGTCAGAGGGATCAGCAAAGGGAAAATAACTCTCCAGATATATCAGGAGAGGCAAGAAATCCACAAGGCGACGGAAGATCTGTGCAATAATTGTGAATAAAATTTTTGTATTATTTTAAATACTTGGTAACATTTAACTAAGATGGAAATTAAAAAGTCTTATTGGCATAGTGACGGCGATAGAATAAGTCTATCTGTTCCGTTTTTTAAGGTTGATAAAGAGCGTAGAATCGTATCTGGATTTGCTACGTTAGATAATGTCGATCGACATAATGATATAGTTGATGCAGAAGCATCAATGAAAGCATTTGAGACTTTCCGTGGCAATCTTCGTGAAATGCATCAGCCAATTGCTGTTGGTAAAGTAACTAATTTTAAAGAAGAGCAGTTCTTCGATAAGTCAACTGGTGAAACATACCGTGGGGTATTTGTAGATACATATGTCTCTAAGGGTGCCCAAGATACCTGGGAGAAGGTTCTTGACGGCACTCTCTCTGGTTTTTCAATCGGCGGAAATATTACAAAAGTAGATACAGTTCAGAAGAATGGTGACTCAGTTAGAGTTATTAAAGAGTATGAACTTGTAGAATTATCTCTAGTTGATAGCCCAGCAAATCAACTAGCCAATATCTTTGCAGTACAAAAAAGTGATTCTGGAAATTCAATAACTGGAATAGCAGTAGACTTAAAAATGGATACTATTTTCTGGTGTGAGAATGACCAAATTGCTGTAGCAAAAGAGTCCGACTCCTCAACATGTATAGTTTGTGATACAGAAATGACAAATATTGGTTGGGTAGAGTCAAATGATATTTCTAAGAATGAAGAAATAGAAAAGGCTATAGGCAGACATATTTCTAAGGCAGAGCCTGGGACATTGAAGAAGGGAGACTTTGTTTCCTGGAACTCTTCTGGCGGGACTGCTAGAGGAAGAATAGAGCGTATCCTGACAGAAGGAACGCTAGAGGTTCCAGATTCAGATTTCTCTGTCGGTGCTACCCCAGAAGATCCTGCTGTTCTTATAAGAATATATAGAGACTCTGGCAATGGGTGGGAAGAAACAGAAACTTTAGTGGGTCACAAAATGAGTACACTAAGGAAAATAGATTCATTGCCTGGGGCAACAGACAAAGTAGCAAAGCAGGCAGAAGATGAAACCAATATTGAAGGAGGTGCAGCAAATATGGAAATTGAAAAGAATGATGAAGTAGAAGCCGTAGAAGAAGTTATTAAGTCAGATGGTTGTGATGGAAATTGTGAGTGCAATTGCAATAAGTCACTTGAAGACGCAGAACTTGAAAAGGCTGATACAGTAGAAGATCTTGCTACTGAAGAAGTTGAAGAAGTAGAAGAATTAGAAAAGGCTGCTGTCTCTGATGTTGAGGTTGAAGAACCCGACTTTGTGAAAATGTTGGACGACCTCAAAACATTCTTTGGAGACAACATTACTAAGAGCGCAGAGGAAACTAAGTCTACAGTAGATGAACTTAGCAAGACTATAGATGCTCGTATTACAGAATTGGCTGACAAGCACGATTCCCTAAGCAAAGCAGTTGAGAATATCAAAAGTGCAATCGACACAATCGAAAAGCGCGTTGATTTGGTTGAAAATGAAACTGCTGTTAAGAAGTCCCGCGATCTTGAGGGATCAAAGGAAGAAAAAACAATAAGAAAAGGTATCTGGTCTGGATCTTTCCTCGGCGTCCGTGACCTATAAACAAAAAATCGAAAGGTAGGTGAAAAGCAAGATGAGTAACGAACTTTTACAAAAAGTAATCGACACAACAGAAGTTGGCGCAGGCGGTGGCGGTCTTTTGAAGCCAGAGCAATCTAATCGCTTCATTGACTACATGTTTGACGCTACAATTCTTACCCGCGCTGCTCGCACAATTCGTATGCGTTCAGACACAGCCGAAATTGACAAGGTTGGCGTTGGTGAGAGACTAATGGTTGTTGCAACTGAAGGTGAAACCACAGGCCAGACTGACCGTGGAGCAACATTCACTAAGGTTTCATTAACAACAAAGAAACTACGTCTAGATTGGGAACTCTCAAGCGAATCCCTTGAGGATAGCATTGAGGGAGCAGATCTTGAGGATCATATCGCCCGTTTGATGGCAACACAAGCAGGAAATGACGTTGAAGATTTGGCTATTAATGGAGATAACTCCTTAACAAGCAACAATCTTCTTAAGGCATTTGACGGATTCCGTCAATTGGCTCTTGATGGGGCACATGTTGTTGATGCTGCTGGCGCAGGAATCAGCAAGGCCATCTTCAATAGCGCACTTAAGGAAATGCCACGCAAGTACAAGCAACGTCGTAACCAGTTGCGCTTCTTCACCGGAAGCAACTTGGTTCAAGACTACCTGTACAATCTGACAACTGTTGGCTCAACCCCAGAAGATATTGCTTCAAGCATTCTTCGCGGCAACCCAGCAGCACCAGATGGCGCTCCAGGTGGAGTCATTCCGTTTGCTTTCGGTATTCCAGTCGTTGAGGTTCCTCTAATTGATGAAACTCGCGCTGGTACATACTCAGGAACATCAGGACAGCATGGTGAAGTTCATTTGTCATTCCCAAATAACTTCCTCATCGGTATCAAGCGTGATGTTACTGTTTACCGTGAGTTCAAGCCAAAGAAGGACACAATCGAATACACACTCTTCATTCGTGTTGGTGTAGCAGTCGAAAACCTTGATTCCTTCGTAATCGTTAAGAACGTTAAGATCGCTTCCTGATCTTAGTTTCTTATTGGCAACAGGAGAGGAGAAATCCTCTCCTTTTGTCATTTCTGATATAATTAATATGAGGATAGGAGTAAAAATGTCTTTTACATCAATGAAAGTTAGTGATTTACGAGAGGTTGGCGAGTACTTTGCCGTTGACCTAGAAGGTCTTAAAACTAAGAATGAAATTGTTTCTGTCTTAACAGAAGAAGGAATCACATACGAAATGTATAGTAAATTCTTAGGTGCAGAGAAAGCCACAGTAGACTTAGAGCCAAAGAAGGCTAAAAAAACAATCGTTGGAGAAACTGTACTAGTACGCATGGAGAGAGCCAACCCAACATATCAAGTAAATGGATATGTATTTACCAAAGAGCATCCTTATATTGCTATGTCTGTAGATGATGCAGAATATCTATTTAGCAATGAAAAGGGATTTAGAATGGCTACCCCGCGTGAGGTGCAGGAATACTATAATTAATCGGAGGCAATGTCGTTGTTACAGGTATATACAAACAATATAGCAGTATTAAGTTTAACTACATATAGTAAAGATGGGTTTCCTGCGACACCCGAT